CGGCCGAACCTCAGTCTTGATCAGACCATCGATCATCGCCTTGAACTGTGTCACCTTCGGGTCACCTCCACTCTCGAGATGAAGGTCAAACAACTGCTTAATTAAATCCTCTTTAGTCATGTTAGACTCCTGTGAAATGGTTGGTTGGTTAATGTTAGTCATATCAGACTCCTTATTGATTGATTGGTTTGATTGGGTTATGGTTTATTATATTACCGTCAAATAACAGTTACACTCACCGAAACTCGACGATTCGAAGGGTCGACCACTCGAGTCACTCAGACCGATGGACGTTAAGGAACAACAGGACGAGGGGAAGTAAGATAAATAACACGGCGACTCCTTGTTTAAATGGGTTAATGGGGTTTACGTTTAATTATAACTCGGTCAGACGTCAGTTACACTCAAATCACCATGACTTAAGGAGCGAGACGAAGAGACTGATCATCGCGACAGAGAGAATCAAAGGTACTGCAGTTGAAAGCATGTGTAACTCCTATAGGTTAGGGTTGTCAATTAAAGTTCGGTTCCTAGACCACATCTATATCATAAATTGGCCCAATGAGATTTACACGTATATCCTTCTTAAAGTCACCACCTCTCACATCAGACCCAACGTGTAAGGACCTCGTGGTGACCAAGTAAACCTAAATTTCAAAGATCGAGGAGGTTAACCTGTATCCTCCTTATGGTTTATTATACCAAGTTAAGATTAAAGCTACACGTTTCGGGTTGACGAGGTGTGGCGTTATAACCACAAGACAAAAATAAGAAGAGCGAGATAAGTCACAAGATCTGGAATGTTGTGGGGTTCCATAGACACCCTCCATTAACGTTTAATTGATTGATTGTTCCTATGTTCATATTATAAACTAGGAAATTAAGTTTTACACGCATTACATCCTTTTCAGTCGACCTGTCTCACATCGCAGACCACGTGTATCTGATCCACCTTGTCGACCTGAGTTATCCTACATTTCAAAGATCGGAGTCGGAATCCCGAGGTTGGTTACCATCCCTTCCTCATCGTCCTTAGGAACCACCGTTCCTATCCCTCCTTATGTTTTATTATACCCCTTCTTTTCTAGAGTTACACGACGTGGTCTAGGCCCCGGGGCTCTCAAGGGCCCTAAAAGGGCCCCTCCAGGAGCCCCTCTCTGTTAACTCAGTGACGTGTATCTGGGGGCTGGGCCTAGTCGCAAACCCAAATTTTCTTCCGGAGAACTTTTCGAAAAACTTTTAGGGTACACATCTGAATACATCGTGTGCAAAGAAAAAAAGCGTGTTAAATAGTTTTCAATGTGTGAAAGTGTTTTGCTGAATTTGTGCAAAAAACTTCGGGAGAATTTTTGAAAAACTTTTTAATATATAGAGTTATAGTTATAGTCATGTGTTATAGGAAGAATAAAAATAATGAGAAGAAAAGAAACAAACTTATTAGTTGAAAGTTGGAGAAATTTTTTAAAAGAAGAATGTTGGCCTGAAAGGATTGAGATGCCGATTGGTAGTCAGGACGACATAAGAAAGAGTTTGGAATATTTTTATCGAATGCATATTCATTATGAGCCTGATTATGAGTATTATAAAAGCATAGGAGAAGATATTAGTAGAGTTGATTTTAGTCGATTAGTGAAGAGAAAAAATCCTCCTGCCAGAAAAAAGATTGGTAATATTGGAGGAAATAGTGTAGTTAGGTTTAGCGGTGGATTCCTAGAAGAAGAAGCATTTATATTTGTTGTAAATAGTGAGGATAATCCTTTGACATACGTAGCATTAGAGCCTTTTAGGGAAGGCTTATGTGTTGGTAATGTCAGACATTTGAGTGGTAGTGGCTATTATGTAACTGATGTGTATGCGAGTATTGCAAAAGACTGTGGTGTTTTGTATAGTGACGTGAAGCAGACTGTAGGTGGTGAAGGGATATGGCGGGCTATGATGAAGTTTAGTGATAAGTTGGGATTAGAAGTTTTTGAACCAAGTGAAGAAAATGATTGTCGTTGGATGTGTCGAGCGAGATAGATGCTCGAGTTGGGTGTCTCTCGGGCTACAGGCGTAATATAAAAGTTTGAGGCACTTATTTGTAAAAGTAATTTGTGCTTTTTAGCAAAAAATTTTCGGGAGAAATTTTGGAAAACTTTTTAATATATAGTTTATTATATAGTTTACATTGACAAGAGTTTAAACATGATTTTAATAGAATATATAAAGAGTTATTTGAACGAAAGCCTTAAGTCTGCTGATATGTCATATATCGAAGAGTTAGTTTTAAAGTTGAATGAAGCGTGTAAAAAGACTTTTGTTGAGTTGTCTAATCGAGGTGATGAACATAATTATTACGAATATATATTTGCTTATTTAGACAATGTTATGTATACAAACAAGCCGAGGGTAGAAGAACTAGAGGAAGGTGTTTACAGAAGGGCGTATGCAATTTCTAGTGAAGACTGGGTTTTGAAGGTATCGATGGATAAAGCGGGCGCAAAAATAAATAAAAAAGAAATAGAAATTAGTCAAGGTAAGCACGGTTTAGCTGCTAGAGAAATTTTTTTAAAAGTTTACGATTATGACAAGATTTCTGAGGTGCCTTGTTGGATCATATGTCAAAAAGTAATACCGATAACTTATATTAATGATTTGAATATTTTAAAGAAAGCATTTCCTACTTTTTGGAATATGATTAAAGAAGGTGATGTGCATAAATCGGATGGTATACACTTTACTGCTATGATATGTATGACACTGTCAGCTTTTGGTGAGCGACGTAGTAAAGATAAAAGTCCGAAAAGAGCTTTTTATGACGCTGCTAGTGCTATTAGTGATTTATATGATTTTGATGATATTACTTTTTATGATGATTTTAATAGAATAAATAAAGCATTTGCGTATATACGTTCTTCTGATATGCATGAAGGAAATTTTGGTTTAGTTAGTTTAGAAAACCCGAGTCCTGAGTCTATTGTTATTTTAGACTTTGATGCTGATTTTTATACGGGTAAATAGAAGTAAATACTCTTAAAAAATATTTTGTCGAGCTGGGCGTCTCTTGAGTCACAGACGTAAAAAATATTTGTGACATGAGTGTATCTTTAGGGTTGAGGCTGATAGGTAGATTTGTTTTTTATTTGGAGCGAGAAGAATGAATCGATTTGTCTGCTGTGTATTGTTATTTTTGTTGAGTTGTGGTGTTGATTCTGGGTTTGAGAATCTTGGTGAGAAGAAGGTATGTGATGCGATAAAAGTGCGAGTGCGAGCCTGTACAGGTCGTGGGGTTGAGGAGTGGGGAGGGTGTCATGAAGTTGACGAAGATATTGCTTGGGAGAGTGATTGTGGAGAAGTGAAGTGGAAGCTTAACGTGGGAAAGCTGGAGGATTAAGTGTATGCTGACTTATTTGCTGGCTGGTGTATATTTATATTTTGTATTAAGAGATTAGCGGAGATTTAAATGAAGTTGTTGGAAAGCTATGTTTTTGAAGTTTTAAAAGAGCAGAATGCGACTGAGTGTTTGACAAGTGGAGCGTATTTTAATACTGAGATAACGCCTAGGAGAGTGAGTATTTCTGTTGATATGCCTTTTGATTTAGATATTGACGAGAAAGAAGCTGAGAGGTTGGAGGCTTTATTACATAATGCTGTTGAACTTGTAATGAGCAGGTATTTTTAACAATAAAGTAATATTTAAGGTATAAAGGAAAAGGTAATTTCATGAAAACATCTGAGAGACATTTAAGAAGTGTGATAAGAGGCGTAATAAAAGAGTTTGGGATGAGGCAGGTAAAGACCATGCCGAGTGGCGATGATCGGCGATTTGCTGTGAGTAGTGTAGGAAAAGGTTCTGTTGACGGTGAGATTTCACAAAGTGATGCTGTAAAGTTGATGAGTGCTAGCACTGGTTTTTTTCAAACTTTGGTTGATGCAATTAGATTTGGTTTTTTAACACGTGAAGAAGTTAATCGTATTTGTTCTAGTTTGGAGAAGGGCTGTGAAGATAATTTTAAGAGTCTTGTTGTGTCGCATCCTTGTTTAAAGTGGTGGAAGAACGATGTGTCGAAGATTGCTATGAAGATTGGCGATGAGACGCAGTTTAAGCGTGACTTTTGTGAGAGTATAAAGAGTAATTGCGAGATGGTAAGAAGCAATTATAATAGGGCATTAGGAAACATTAAGCAAATCCAGATGTGACTTCGTATGTGATATTGTAATTTTTTGGTCGGGAGGGGCGTCTCTTTATCTGAAGGATCTTTATTTTTGTATGTTTTGTTTTACTTTCTATTGTGTTTAAACATATATAATGTGTATAAAGTAAAAACTGGAGCAAAACTGTGAAACGAAAAGAATATAGCTTGTTAGTTGAAGGGTGGAGAGGTTATCTTAACGAGATTGCGTCTGATATAAGTGGTGTGACAAAGATTAAATCGCTTGTTGAGAGAATTGTTGCTTTAAGAGAAGAGACAGGAAAAGATGTTAAGATTAGAGCTTATTTTAATGGGACGGTTTTAGAAGTTGAATTGACAAATTATTCAATTATGAGCATGAATAAAGTGTATTATCAGAAAGCGTGGCTTAATCACTTAGGGAATATAAAAAGAGATGTTAAAGTGGAGGGTGAAAGAGATCCTTTTGTGATAAAGTATTCTGAAGTGTCTGGTGGGTTTGGTCCTTTGCTTTATGAGATAGGTTTAGAAATAATTAGTTGCATGGAGAACGGTGCTTTAATGAGTGATCGAGGTGAAGTGTCGCCCGAGGCTGAGAGAGTTTGGAAGAGATATCTCAGGAGATCTAAGTCTGAGTTCAATATTGAAGCTGTTAAAATGGATTTTTGCGATGAATCTTGGGAAAACGTAATGTATAATGCGCCTTTTGCTGACATGTCTGAGGAAGAGCAGCAGAGGTTTAAGCAAACTAAAAAATTGACGCCTGACGATACATCTGATGATATTTATCAATATTCAGCAATTTTAAATGCTGCAGAAAAAGGGAATTTTGCTGATGGTGATTGGGCGAGCTTTGAAAGCCCGTTAGCTTATGCTTATTATAAGAGAGAGACAGAGATTATTGATTTTATGAAAGATCTTGATGAAAACATAATTGAGTTAGAGCTCTAGTTTTCAGTTAGAATTTTAACTGTTTTAAAGATTCTTTCTTTTTCTTCTTCAGATAAAAGATCTCTATCTATAACTTCTTGCATTGTTCTTATTAATATGTTAATGCAAGTTAATTGTTTTTGATTAATCATGTATCTCATAATATTTATAATATAATAAAAATAGAGAGTTTACAATGTATAAAACGATAAAATATATTGCAATTGCTTTTACTTTTTTCCTTGCGTCAACTGTATCATGTACAGAAAAGAAAGAAGAAGTAAGAGTAAAGACTGAGTGTGAGCAGATTTTGAATGTAGTGACTGATTGTATGGGATTACATCGAGGTGCTTTTGATTACATTAATGATTGTGGAAGTGCATCGATAGAAGTGATAAAACAATTAGAGACTTGCGATGAAATTTTGGATTATATTGAAAACGAATAATATATATTAATATTATAAGTGAGGTAAATTATGTTAATAAAAGAAAGCCAATTAAGAGCAATCATAAGAGAAGAATTAATATTTGAAAATATTGATATATTGTATGAAGCAGGTTTTATGTCTAAGATTGCAAAGCATGGAAAATCATTTGGTTTGAGCATGCTTTTAGTTCTTATAGCAGGTGGTTATCTTAATCCATCAAAAGCTTTTGGTAAAAAGTTTCATGATCTTTATGTAAAAGATGCAGCAAAAAGTGCAGCAGCTAAGCTAGTAAATGTTAAAAAACGAGTTGGCCCCAAAGGTCTAAAAAAACTAAAAGACAATATAGAATATAAAAAATTAAGTGAAAAGCTAGACAAAGCATTAAAAAAACTAGATGATGCTTTTAAGAAAAGAGATGATCTAGAAAAAGTAATAGATAAAAATTTTGCAAAATCAAACGATAAACAACGCAAAAAATTCAAAGAACTTGAAGAAAAAGTCCAAGACAACATTAATAAAGCAAACGAAGAAATGCAAAAAGTTAAAAAAGAATACGATGATTTTTGTCAAAAAATAATTGATGATGCAGATTTTGATATTGCTAAATCGCATGAAGATGAATTGGATTACTTAGAAGGTAATTAATTACCATTCATGAACTAAATTAGACTTGATAACAAAGTCGTTTTTCAAAATAACTTCAGGATGTTTTGTATCATGCATAGAGTTTATTGAGCTTCTCTGTAGTCATTTTCTTTTATAGAATATTGCTATTGCATTTTCTTGCGAAATCATTTTATACCTTATTATATGTTTTAATATATTAATATATATTTTAGCTAAGGAAATTAAAATGAAAAGCGATGATTTATACATAATTCAGTCAGATGTAACTGGAATGGTAAAAATAGGTAGATCTAAAAATCCTGCAAAAAGGCTAAAACAGCTTCAAACTGGTAATCCAAATAAGTTAAAATTGATAGCTTGTTTCCAAGGAGAAGGTTGGAAAGAAAAAATACTCCACGAAAAACTAAATAGATATAGGCTTAAAGGTGAGTGGTTTAGTTACGATTGCGTTGGTAGTATTCCTGACGGTTTGTATGAGCAAATAAAGTTTGGTTCTTTCGATGATTGGTGGAGCAAATAACATCATAAAAGCAATACTTATATAATGAAGTTAAAAACAAGGAATTTTTAAAATGACTTACAACATAAACGAAAGTTTTACAGGACCATATCTAGTGTACTTAAAAGCAAGTAGCGCTGCGATAAGTTCTGGAACTGTGGTTCCTTATAGCATCGTAGAGGAAACACCTGGAAGTGGAATAACTGTGTCAAACGGCCGAATTACACTACCTTGGGGGGAATGGATTTGTTACGCAAGCGTTGAAAAAACTGGTTTGAGCCAGGTTTTATATTCTACGTGGAGAATATACTATCAAGGTAGTTTAGATGGATCTAGTGGTGCTGGAAGATATACTAATACATTTTCTAGACAGCTAACTACAGGAGGCCCGTTTTATACAGAAGCAACCACGTCAGCACTAGTAACTAGAGGAAATAGAGACATAGAAGTTTATGTCCATCAAGCTAACAATGCTACGTTAAGCGGCGAAAGTGATCTTGTTATTTTTGGAGTAAGGCAATGACTTATATAGTTAAAAAAAGGCCTTTTTATATTGCAACAATCTCATCAGGTCAAGACATACCAGCACAGCAAAACGTAAACTTAGAGTTGACTCAAGTTATGACATCTCATGAAGTTTTAAATACTACAAACGTGGTAATTAAAGAAGGATTGGCATTTTCAGACATGTATACATACGATACAGGTGGTGGATCTCCTAATTTAAATCCAAATGCGGGTCACAGTCCTAAGTTAAACGGAGGTTTTGGTAGTATACAACAAATAACTCTGTTATAGTAGTGATGTAAGGGAAGACAAATAATGACATTTACTAAAGTTTTTGAAATTAGAGGTGTAGATAGAGTTCAATCTACACTAACTGTTCCTGTAAATCTTAATGTTAACACTAGAATTCCTTGTACACATGAAACAATTAGCGGAATTACTTTTAGTAACGGCCAAATGACTATAGACGCAGGAAAAAATGTTTTATTAAGTGCTGGAGCGTTTATAAGCAGAGGTACAATATATAATGCAGGATATTTGGAATATCAATGGTATAACGTGACTTCAAGTACTTGGATAGGTAGATCATGTACAGTAGGAACTAATAAATGGAATTATAATACAGAGAGATTTATGAATAGTGCATTTGCTAGATGTGTAGTGATACCTAGCGTTCAAACAACTGTTGAACTTAGAATAAAAAATATTCATCAAGTCACTAATATAAACGAGACGTCCGATAATGGTACAAACTTTGAAGAATTATACTATCCTTCACCATGGTATTCTGTTCTTGCTTTTTAAAGTTTTTTGTCTCTATCTATTTCTGGCAGCCATTCCTCAATATGTTTATTTAAAACAACTTCGTTTTCACTTTTATGTTTAATAACTTTTTTACCGTCCCAAATAGGCATTTTTTCAATTAAAGCTGTTTGTATATCGCTTAGCTGGTCTGTCTTAAGCTGAATCTGAATCTGTGCATCCCGGAGTCTTGCAATAAGAGCAGCTCTATCAGCATTTGCTGCTGAAAGTTTGTCTTTAAGCTCTTCTATTTCAGCCGGATCTTTACCTGCAGCTATTGATAACATGCTGGAGATTGATCCTGTTAACATTCCGATTATTCCTATGAGTATATCACGGTTTTCTTCTTGAATTTTAACGTAAGTTAAAAATATGATTAACGCGACTATTAAAAGCATAAATACTACAGATGCCCACCATCCTCGCTTCGCTTTTTCACTTTGTGTAAATTGCTTCTTTGTTTTTTCTTCTTTTTTTTGATTTGTCATTGCAACCTCTAGTTTAAGTGTATATTTATATTATTATATATTAATTTAACAAATTATTAAAGAGCATCATGACTTATTTAACAAACAAAAAAAACTATACATATGTCGCTGTTAATTCTTCAACAACAGCACAAAAAAGTTTCCACTATGATTGTTCAGGAAACATTACGATTACTTTACCTGCAAGTGGAGTGAGTGCAGGAGAAGAAATTAGAATTAAAAACGTAGGCACAGGTATCATAACAATAGACCCGCAATCACAAACCATTGATGGTTCTACAGCTGATTATATTTTGGGCATCCAATATTCATCAATTACATTAGTGAGTACAGGATCAAACTGGATAATAATTTAAGGAGTTAACATGTCAGAGATTTATAAATTAAAATGTCAAAATGATGTTGAGCAGCATGATTTAGTAGAATTTGACAATTCTTTAAATATCTGGGTTAAAGCTAATAGCAACAGCAGGTTTTTAGGTGTCGTTGTAGACTCTCGCTTAGACGTTACAGAAGAAGTAGACGGTCAAAATCTAGAAGTTTCATATTGTTTTGTATCATTTGCAGGTGAGCATAAAGCAAAGACAAGTAGAAACATAACTCTAAATGGAGGTAGTTTTCTTGTAGAAAATGGACGAGTTTATTTATCTGAAATATTAACAGACAAATACAGGTACATTCTGCCTGTTAAGGAAGAAGAATACGCAGAAGAAAAATTTGTAATTGATAACTCAGTTAAATATTTACTTTCAGACAATCTTGTCACTTTCGTATTTTAAGGAAGAAAATTATGTATATTCCGCAACCAAGAATTTTTAAGCTAGAAAAATTTACATCAAACTTTTTTGAAACTACATCTGCAACTGCAACTGCAACATATAGTACTTACTTTCCACGCTCTCTATACCCGTTAAATTACGGTAGTTACAATCAAAGTGTATCCAATATGAAAATAATAGATAATATAGGTTTGATTGATACGGGTAGTTACTTTAAACTACCGACAGGTAAATTTAAAGTTAAGTTAGAAGTATTGCAAAGACACCCTGTAGCTGAAACGGCCTTTTTCGAAAACTTGAAAGGATTATTTTGGAAAAATTCAGATGCAACTGCACAAAACGTTAATGTTAACAAAACTTTAACAGAAGTTAGAGATACCGGTGAAACAGATAAAACAGGTAACACAATTATATCAATAACTGCAGAGTGTCATATTGAAGTAACTAGCGGAATATCAAACAGTATAGAATTAGGGATGACACTTTCAGGTAGTAAAACATTGTCATATCCGTATGGAAACGTCTATAAATACGTTACAACTATTGAACAGCTAGACAGCAACACAACATACTTTAATATCGCGCAAGACAATTAATAAACTAAAAAGCTTTAAAAATAAAAGGAATTATCCATCCAATATAATAATTTAAATCGATACCAGTTAAAGTGTAGAACATACTGTTAGTATGGAAGTTATTTGCAGTTTTTATTAAAAAAAATAAAATAAAAACTAAAGAAATCCAAAAAAGTTTTAATGTTATCCACCATAATAGCTCTTTTAAGCTTTTGTTTCTTAATCTCGTTCTTATTTTTCTAGCTCCACCAATTCTTTTTGCTTTTTCTCCATCTGGAGGTGGTTGCAACTGTGCTTCAATCAGTCCAATTGCATAAATTGCTTCAGGCTCTGCAACGCCTTTAAAAGAGTAAAGGCCTACTAATGCTGATAGTGCTTTTTGAGGAATGTAGCTGCTTCTGTGACCAAATTTTTTATACTGCATATATGCTTGACTAGACATAAGAATTTGTTCTTCACCACATATCGACATAGTTCTAGCTGCAATGTTTTTTCCGATACCTTCTAAATTTATTCTTTTACCACCTGCTCTTACAATATGAGCTTCAGACTTTACAATCAGCATCTTGTCCCAGTGTATACCTACACGACTTCGAAAAGGAAACTTCTTTTTTCTTAAAAATTTTTTGTACTCAAAAGCAAACGAAATTGCATCTGAGACTGTTGCAAACATCATTAAGTGACCGTCAGATGCATCTATAAGCTGGCCGTTATGTCTTGCAATAAAATTCATAACAGCTTTGTCGTGAATACCAAACCACTTTGCAGCAATTCTAGCACCATTTTTTTGAACAAATTTTGTCGAGCCAATAATGTCAGTTAAAACTATGGCGATATTTGCTTCAATTGTATTTTCATCTATACTTTTGCTCATAGATTATCTTTCCTGTTGCATTAAAGAACAAAACAATTTATTGCTAAAAATCGTCTATATTATAATTATTATTGTGGAGTCGCAGCATAAATTTATTTTACAAAAAAGAAAGAATTCAAATGAGTAAAGAAGAAATAGTTAAATCACCTTTCAAAAGCAAAAAGTTTATAGCATATTTAATATCAGATCTTGGATGGAAAGTAGTAATACTTTACATGTTAATGCACCTTAAGTCAAAACTCGAAGCACAAGAGCTAACTTTTTTAATGACAGTTGTCATAACAAGTGGAGTAATTCAGATAGGTTACATATTAGGACAAGCTGCACTTGATAAATACATTGCAGCTGCTGTTGATATATTAGACAGAGACAACAAAAAAGAGAGATAATTATGTATTTGGAGTTTGAAAGATGTAAGATTTACCTTAGCAGAATTGAAAGTTCTTTTGTTGCTGAAGGTCTTGAAAAAATCAAAATAAAAAATAAAAAAAATGTAAAAAGTATAGTTGAAAAACTATATTATAATAGTAATAAAAGATACTTTAGAAAACATCACATTAACGAGATATCCAACAATCTATTGAAAAGTGTAACAGAAGATTTAAAAGAAGAAGTAGGAAGAAACTTAACAAACCAAAATGGTATGCTAGGAAACAATAGCGGAACTATAACAGATCAAGATATTTTACATAGAAACGATATTGTAAGTGCTGAGGTTGGTATTAGTGGTAACTCTGATATTGTTACACTTAAAATTAAAGGCAAAAAAGAGAAAGTTTACTATTTTGATTCTCCAGAGTCTGCAAATGAATTTATTAGAAACATTAGAACAAAAAATTTGTAAATATTAAAATATTTTTTTATTATTACGATTGAAATTAAATCTATTAGTGTATAATAATAAAGGCGACACCTTGCAAAATATAAACATAAATGACTGGAAAAAGTTTTTCCCTTACAGCTCACCTAGAATTCAGCAAGAAAACGTAATAAATAAAGTTTTAGAATCTTTTAAGAACAATAAAAAATATGCAATTATTGATTGTGGAACTGGTGTTGGTAAGTCTGCGATAGGATTAACAATCGCGCAAGCAATAATCAACTCTTCAGAGTATGAAGGAAGCTTTGATAACGGTGCATATTTCCTGACTACACAAAAAATTCTTCAAAAGCAATATGAAGATGACTTTTCAAAATCAACAGGATTAGTATCTTTATATTCATCTTCAAATTACAAATGCAGTGTAGACAAAGGTACTTCTTGCAAAGAGGTTCAAACAGGTTTGCGATCAAATAGCATGCCAAAAAAATATAGTAGTTGTAGTTATAATTGTTGTTATAAAAAAACTAAAAGTGATTTTATGGAAAAAAGTTTAGGAATAACAAACTTTAGCTACTTCCTTACAGAAAAGTCTTTTAGTCAAAAAATACCTAATAAAAAAGTATTGATTATTGACGAAGCACACAACTTAGAAAACGAGCTTTCTAGATTTGTAGAGATATCAGTTTCTGAATATTTTGCTGAAAAAATCTTAAAACTAAAGTCTGATACGTCAGTAAAGACGCAATTTCAAACTTTTAACTGGATTAAAAATACTTACTACCCTAAAGTTTCAAAGAAAATTAAAAATATTTCAGCACAAATGGAAAAGTTTGGTCTGACAACTTCAAAACTAGAAGAGTTTTCAAAAATAACTAAAAGATTTGATATGTTAGTTTCTCATGAGAAGAAAATATTAAATTTTATAAGCCTGTATGATAAGGATAATTGGGTTTTTGACGTTGAAAACAATAAGGGTTATAGAAAATTTATTTTTAAACCGATTGAAGTTGCTGAATATGCAAATGAGTATCTTTTACAATATGCAGATTTTGTAATCTTCATGTCTGCGACTATACTTTCACATGAAGGATTTTCATTGACACTAGGCTTACCACACGACAAAACAATATCAGTAAAAGAAGATTCTCCTTTTGATCCTAGAAAGAGTCCAATAGTCTTTTCTCCTGCTGGCAGCATGTCAATGAAAAATATTGAGAAAACATTGCCTGTCATGACTTCAATGATAAGAGAAATTATGACAAATCATAAGAACGAAAAAGGGATTATTCATACGCATAACATTAAGATTGCTGAGCATATTAAAAACAAAATTAGATCAAAAAGAATATTAATTGCTTATGGTGAAAATAGAGACAAAATACTTCAGAAGCATATTGATTCAAAAGAGCCAACAGTTTTGCTTTCACCTTCAATGGCAGAGGGTGTCAATTTAAAAGGAGACCTTTCAAAATTTCAGGTTGTTTGCAAAATTCCTTTTCCTTATCTTGGTGATAAAGTAGTTGGTAAAAAAATTAAAAAATGGAGCTGGTGGTATGACTTGCAGACTACTAGGACAATAATACAAAGTGTCGGTAGAAGTATAAGATCAGAAGACGACGAAGCAATAACATATATACTTGATAGAGACTGGTCTAGAATATACTCTAAAAATAAGTCTCATATGCCAAAAAACTTTAAAGAAAGTTATATTGAAACTTAAAGAAAGTAATTTATGAAAAAAAAATTTACTGGTGCTGGATTTGTAATCTATTTTAATAACAAAAGCAATGTAATAAAAGACATGAAAAACGATGTTCTTTATCTTACATTAATAGATAATGCAGGTAAAGGAGACTTTCCAAAAGGTGCTATTGATGAATTTGAAGATCCTTTTGAATGTGCTGTTAGAGAAACTGAAGAAGAAACATCTTTGATAAACAAAAAACACTACACAGGATTTAGTACTAAATCAAGGGTATTTAGTAAAGGTTTAGTTATGTTTACCGGGATTTATAATCTTGACTTAGCTGATATTCATACAACACCAGATATAAACAAAAATATAAAGATATTTCCAAATAGAAAAACCGGAGTTATTGAACATAAAAGTTTTTTTTGGGGAACATATGAGGAATCTAAAAAAGTTCTTCCTCCTTATTTAAAAGAAGTTTTAGATTGGGCTAAGTTAAACATAGAAGATTAAACTCATAAAATATTACTATGATGAAAGACAACAAAAAAATACTAGAAACAATTTTGTTTTTAAGCAGAATAAATAAAAAGTTTAAAAATGGAAGACTGAAGATCATTAGTAGTGATAGAGTCCACAATTCAAAATTTAGTTTTTTTAGATATATTGTTTCAAACAAAGAGTTTAGAAAACTACCATACAGTAATATTATTATAAATTATTTTAAAAAATCAGAAAGCTTGTATCCAGGTTGCTCTTATTATTTATCCGAATTTATTGTAAATAAATTTATCAGTAAGAGTGATTTCTTCAGAGAAAGTGAAAGAATAAAAAATACATTAGAAAACATTGAAAAATATTTTCTTCAAATCTCATCTTTGAAAAACTTTAATTTGATAAAAAACGTTCTAAGATTTTCTGGGCCAGATGCTACTCTTTTATGTCAATCTTCAAGCAATAACAATATAAGTGTTTGCAAAAGAAAGAATCCTGTGTTTAACGTCAGTATTCACAAAGACTTTGCCCCTATATATTTTAGTAAGTCTAAGAGCAAAACGCAAACGTACTTAATATCTGTTGCTGACGCGTATATAGAAAGAGAATCAGAAATATTTTCTTTAATAGAGGAAGCAAAAAAAAATAATGTTGCCTTAATGATTTTTTGCAGAGGAATATCTGATAATGCAGTTAGAGCTTTAAAGAGCATTATTGCAAGAAACAATATTCATATACTTCCGTATATTGTTAAGTTTGACAACGAAGACCCTTTTAAACTTGAAGACTTGGCTGATGTAATTGGTTGTAGCATTCTCAGAATAGAATCAGGTGACAACATATACAAAAACTTGATTGAAAAGTCTGTAAGCAATATTTTAAAAGCAAGTTGGGACAAAATTGAAATTATAAAACCAAGCTTATCTAAATTAAACGACAGTATTAATAAAAAGTTAAGTGTTTGCAATGATGAAAACTTAAGAAAATATCTTTTTAAAAGAAAATCTAGAATTAATACAAATGTAGTAGAGGTTACTATACCTGATAGTGAAATAGAGCTTTTAAACGAGTTAAAATGTTTAATTGTCGCTTATAATAACATTGCTGTATATGGTTTGTGTAGAGTTAGAGACACGTTATATTCAAAGAAATGTGTTGATGTGTCCAGATTACTAGGTGAAAAACTTTTCGATACTTTGAATTCAATAGGTTACGTCGTTTTAAGTGAAAAGAGGTAATAAATGAATTATGTTAAGCATCTTATTGAGTGTCAATGTACACTTCCAATTTTTAAGAACAATACAAAACCTATAAATCACAAAATCCCGGTTTTTTCTAAGTTTGTCGACAATATTTTTGAAGAAAAATATGTAATGTGCGAGAACTGTAATATTATTCATTATGTGGTAGAAGTTTGTAAAAGCGAGATTAAATGGGGAAACGAAAGTCTTACAGCAATGATTAACACAAAAGAAGACATAAAGTTTAATCTTACAGCACAAGGTAAAAATACTATTGTAGACTTATTAGAAAAAAATCAATGTCACGTTTCTGATTGGGAAATGTCTGAATACCTCTTAGAGTCTAAAGAAAGTGGTATTTTAATATTAAACAAAAATGAAATTGATAATAATATTATTCTGAATTTAGTAGAATTTCAAGACGGAAATTTTAAACTAAAAAAAGAAATAACTCAGAGGTACATTTAATGCTGGACCCTAAAAATCCAAGAGATATTAAGTCAATTGAAAAATGCAGGAATATTGTAAAAGAAATAATAGACTTTGGCGTGAATGACAGCGAAATCTTAAAGATTGTAGAGCTTATTTCTTTAGAACTAGAAAATACTGTCTTAATGAAAAATTTACACAGTGTAATAAAACCTACTAATGAAGAAGAAAAATCTGAAAATAAACTAATTTTATAAAGGAGAAAAAAATGTCAGAGCTAGAAACACAAGAACAAGAATTTACACTTGAGTCAATTGATGATCACTTTAGTCACTTAAAACTTTTAGTTGAAAGTATGGAAACAGATGCAATTAAAGCTAACAAGGGAAATAAAGCTGCAGGTGTTAGACTAAGAAAAAGCTTACGTTACGTTAAAGGATTTACAGGTGAGTTTGTAAAGTTTACGCTAAACAAGGATTAAGCTTTTTCTTATTTTTTCAAGAACACTTTTTTCTATTTGACAAACTCTCATCCTAGTAATGCCAAACAAGTCTCCTACTTCTTGTAGTGTAAAGTCTTCTTTGGCATTTACTTTATTTAAGATACAATTGTTATCTCTATTATCTAAATCGTGCCAGTATCTACATTCAGTATTTTTACATGATTTGTTGTTTTTTTTGTGTGCATTAAAGCAAGTAATGTTTTTCATATTATTTGTTAACCTTTCTCAATAAATTAATATTTATTTTATTATAGATTTATTAGAAAGAATTTACTATAAGATGCAAAAAAAACAATCAAGAAAAACATTTATAGTTGATACTAGCGTTTTACTCTACGATAAGCATGCATTATTTAATATGAATGGAAATGACATTGTTATTCCTATGGTTGTATTAGAAGAAATGGATCGGTTTAAAACTCGAGAAGGCTTATTAGGAGAAAATGCGAGATTTTACAACAGGTTTTTAGACGAAACTCGAGAAAAAGGAAGCCTAAACACAGGTGTCTTTATTAAAGATCACAACATCAATTTAAAAGTTAGCTCTTTATCTTCGTGGAAAGGACTCGAAGGTCTAGACAAAAGCACTAATGATAATATTATTATATCTAACGCAAACTACTTTGTTATTAACAAAAACAAAGATAATAAAGTAATTGTTATAACAAAAGACATTAATCTTAGAGTTAAATGTGATGCTGTTGGCATAGAGTCAAATGATTACTATGCAGATTATGAGTTTGTTGAGGCTGACAATTTATATCAAGGTCATTTAGAGTTATTAGTAGACTCAGACATTATTAACAAGGCTTACTCTGGTAATCATTTGAAAATTGAAGAAGACCTTGTTAGTAATGGCTACAAATTAAACATTAGCGAAAACGAGTTTGTTATTCTTAAGTCTAATAATGGAAGCAATCAATCTTGCTTAATGATGAGAAGTAATAAAAACTTAGTTATTCTTGAAACCAAGCAAGAGATTCAAAAACAAAGTGGAGTAGAACCTAAAAACAAAGAGCAGATTTTTGCTTTAGAGCTTCTTTTAAATGAAGAAATACCACTAGTAACACTTACAGGAATACCTGGAAGCGGAAAAACATATTTAGCATTAATGACTGCATTAAAGTTTATTGAAAAGAATACAAAAAAAAGAATTATTTTTACTCGACCGATTCAAACTGTTGGTAAAGATATTGGTTTCTTGCCAGGAGACTTAAATGAAAAAATGTCTCCATGGTTAGCTCCGATTGTCGACAATTTTAGAAATCAATTTGGCGACTTATCTTACTTTGAAATGATGATGGAAAAAGGACAAATTGACGTAGCACCTTTGTCTCACATAAGAGGAAGAAGTTTCAACGATTCTATAATTATTGTAGACGAAGCTCAAAATGCTACAGTACATGAGCTTAAAACTGTGATTACTCGAACAGGAAGAAACTCTAAGGTAGTATTGCTAGGTGACATAGAACAAGTTGATCTGCCTTATGTTAATAAATTTTCTAATGGATTGACAATAGTAACAGAAAAGCTTAAAAACGAACCATTAACAGGACACGTTAACTTTACAAAAGGCTATAGATCAGATCTTGCAAATATTGTTGCAGAAAAACTATAAGAGGTAAAAATGGCTAAAGTTTATGATGCAAATCGTCTTAGAAAGAGTTACCCTTTGATTAGGGTTAAGCCAGTTTATAAGCAATATTTAACTATTGAGCAGGCTGAAAGTGCGTTGGGAGTTGACGTTGAAGTTGCTACTATAAACTTTAGCAATTCTTTTCAAGAATCATATACGTTTCAAAAAGACTACTCAGAAATTCCAGTAATAGGACTTACAGTAGAAGATGAAAATGTCAATATTTTTATTACTAGTCTTACAACGGAAAGCTTGATTATTGAGAGCTCGAGCGAGTTTACTGGGAAAGTACATATTCAAGTTTACGAAGAGAGCTAAATATGCCAATAAAATACGAAACTGGAAAAATTGTTTCTCCTGTAAACGAAGAAGTCTCGACTGTTACTTTATTAAAAAACTACACTTCAAGTCCAGTCATTAAGGTTACTTGCGATTCAAATGAAAATATTTATTTGCAAAACATAACTACACAACAGTTTGAAATAGTTAATAATAGCGAAGAAGAAGTAACAATACACTACATTGTAATTGAAAGGTAAATTAAAATGGCGAAAGACTTTCTAAGTAGTCAGATTAGATCTAATAAAATAATCGGCTCCAACCCAACAGGACCAAAACTGTTAGTATACTCTGATGATACTGCTCTTGACAATGTAGGCAATATTCCAGAAAACATGCTAACTGGTATCGGTCCAGAAACATTTCTATATGTCCATGGCTCAAAATGCGGAGTAGAACATAGCATACCTAACTCAGTTTCTGTGTTTGGCGGTGATGTTGTTATAAAAGGTAATCTTTATGTAGAAAAAAGTCAAGTGAGTCTTTGGGAAATTGACAAAGAAGACTCAGATAACTTAGTTCCCACAAACATCTTAGATGGAGACACAGGTTTATTTGCACTAGACTTGAACTTAATATTAGATGAAAACACTCTTCAAACATCACAATACACTATGACTAATAGAACGAATGCTGCTGACAAGTATTTTGAGTTCGATTCAGATGGAAACGTAATGCCAAGAGACATTGACGCTGAAAGTGCTGTTTGTCAAGCTGAGCTTGATGCTCTAAACAATTAAAAGGAATTATTTAAATGGCAGATATAGAAAAATTTGTATATTATAGTAACGGTTCAAAAAAGGTTTTAAAACCAACAGACAGAATAGTAATAGGTTCTGGAGGACTAGCATTTGAAGGCGATACAGCTGATGACTTTGAAATTCAATTATCTGTAGAAGATCCAACCGCTGACAGAACAATCACGTTTCCAGATGAAGATGGAGATGTTGCTTTATTGCAAGGTAATAGTTTGCCTAAAGCGTTATCTTTTCCTGTAAAAAATCCTTCAAATACAACAGCTTTAACAAAAGGTCAAATTGTTTATATATCGGGGCATAGTGGAAACAAACCAGAAGTCTCTCTTGCAAGATCTGATTCTTCGTCTACAATGCCTGCTTTTGGTTTTGTTCAGAGCGACATTTCAGCTGAAGGCGAAGGTTACGTAGTATCTAGTGGTTTATTTAAAGGTATTGATACAAATACAAATTACGCAGAAGGTGATACACTCTATGTGAGTTCTACAACTGCAGGTGCCTTCCAAAATACTCCACCCACAGGATCTAGCTTAATACAGAATATTGGTAAGATTATAAAGTCTGACACCAACAATGGTGAAGTATTAGTTGGTGGTGCAGGCAGAACAAATGCAACGCCCAATCTTAATCAAGGCAGATTCTTTATAGGTAATGCTAGTAATCAAAGTGTTTCTAGTAGTTATACTTTACCTAATACACTAACAAATAATGCTATTCTTGTTGCAAATAGCGACGGAACAAGTGTTTTATCTACAGACTTGTTAACTATTGATACTACAAACGATAGAGTGGGCATTGGAACTTCAAGTCCTGCAAGAACACTTCACCTTGTAGGCGACGTTCAATATGAAGGATCAATGAGAATAGATCAGTATCACAATTCTACAGACGGGCCTGATGTATTAATGCAAAAAGCTAGAGGAACTCCATCTTCTGCAACAGCTTCACAAGACGGTGACGAGCTAGGAAAGTTTGTTTTTTATGGCCATAATGGTACTAGCTTTTTAGAGAGTGCGTCTTTTGTTGTTACAGATAATGGTAGTCAAGGCGCTGAAATACAATTAAAAACTGCTTCAACTGGAGGAACGCCTGTAGAGAGACTTGAAATAAATAGCTCTGGAGTAATAACTTTTAACAACTCTTATTCTTTCCCGACTTCAGACGGAACTTCTGGACAAGTTTTAACCACTAATGGTACAGGGACTCTAACATTTGCAGATGCATCTGGTGGAATATCTAATCTAGTTGAAGACACAACGCCTCAATTAGGTGGAACTTTAGATCTAAACTCGCAGACAATTCAAGGACATTTGGTTCCTTCTGCTGTAGATACGTATAATTTAGGTTCTTCAGCTGCAGAGTGGAATGATTTATATCTTGGCGACTCTTCAAACATCTATTTTGGTCGCGACCAAGATATAACACTTGCGCACTTTCAAAATCAAGGTCTTGTCTTAAAGTCTGTGTTAGAAGGTAGTCAAACTCCTATTTTAACATTAAGAAACGATGCAGATACGTCTTTGTCTTTTGCAACTTTACTTTTTGATAGCTATTCTGCGTCTCCTGCAAATAATGATTTTATCCAGCAGATAACAACTAGAGGCAGAAATAGTATTGGTTCTGCGTTTGAATATAGTAAAGTTCAGACTAGAATAAATAATGTTACAGATGGTTCTGAAGCTGGATTGTTTAGAATCGGCGTTGGCACAGGAGGAACACCAGCAGGCAACACTGCAACTATCGCCTTAACAGCTTATGGTAACTCATCAGGTGACGTTGTCGTAAAAGTCGATGAACATGACGGAGTTAGTTCTGGTCTAATGCTTGGTAATACTCTTGTAACAGCTACTTCAAGTGAGATCAATGCATTAGACATTTCTTCTGAAACGCCAACTGACAATGATGTATTAACATACACAGCAGCAAATGGATTGCATTGGGCAGCAGGTAGCAATATAGATCTAACTAGCGTATCATCTAACATTGTGCCATCTTCTGCTGATACTTATAATCTGGGTTCTACATCTGGAGAATGGGCAAATTTATATTTAGGCGATTTGAGTAGTATATATTTTGGCAATGATCAAGATGTTATACTTCAACATAATGCCGATTCTGGACTTACACTTAAAATGGGAAGTTCACAATCATCTTACGACCCAGCCTTTACTGTAAGGTCTAGCACTAGTAATACTAGCGGAATTGGTCCACAAATTAAGATTCAAAAAATGTATACCGACGCAGGTGATACTGTAGGTGACATCTATTTTCAAGGATATCTTTCTGGTGCTTATGACAATTATTCAAGAATTAAGTCTATTGCGCTTGCTCAAACCCATGGTAATCTAAGATTATCTGTTTTATCTGGAAACATTGAAACAACTGCAATTGATATTATTGGTGATAGTTCATCAACAACCCCAGAGATTGTAAACGCGGGACCTCTAGCAATTAAAATTGCAGCTGCTGATCCTTCAACAAGAGGAGATCACGCTCATATTTACTCAAAAGATGTTAGCGGATCTGCAGAAATGTTTGTGCAAGATGAAGCTGGAAACGTTACACAAATATCTCCTCACAATGAAGAAGGTGACTGGATATACTGGTCAGAAAATTCTAAGACTGGTAAAAAAGTAAAGATCAATATGGAAAAAATGATAAGGCGACTCGAAGAATTAACTGGTGAATCTTTCTTTGAAGAATATGTTGAAGGTAATTAATAATACTTAACAAATAATTTTTAAATACACAATTAAACAGTACCAATTATATAATTAGATTAGAATAAAATATTAGGAGTCAAATAAAAATGGCAACAAAGAATTTAGTTCCTAGAGAAGATCTAGAAGGAAAACTAGGTTTAGAAAATAGGCGTTGGTTAGGTGTTAATGCTTCAAACGGTTCTTTTAACGAATTAAAAACTGATTCTCTTTTAAATAAGGCAGGAAACCCTTTAATAGTATCAGGTGACAATAGCATTGTAATAACTGGCCCGAGTGATCCTGCTGATGGAAATGGCGCTCAATATACAATAACCACCTCAGATAGTGGTAGCTCTAATGCTGAAGTTGATAGAATATTTGCTGGGAGCGAAACTGTTCCACAAAGTCAAGCAGTTATTTCTATACACGACGTTAATGATCAAAATAATAATAAAATAGTTTTTAAAACTTTAGATACTACTCGATGGTTTATTGACAGTTCAGGTCATTATTTACCTAATACACCCAATGCCTATAACATTGGCAACGATACTAAACCTGTCAATAAGCTTTACCTGTCAGGAAACGAATCACAAAAAAAAGGTATTAGATTTGTCGATTCTTCAAATTATCAAGTTTCCTTAAACACAACTAATGACACACGTCGTCTAATTGTTTCGTCTAATTTTGATTCTAATAATGATAGCTTTGTTTACGACAATCTAGTTGTTAGAAAATCTCCTGTTAAAGTTTCTACTACAGAAGAACTTTCAGCAACTTACGATAGCGAAGCTGGAACTCTAACAGCTAACAACAATGGCACACTAACAATAGATGGCGTAGATATTTTAGCTAACGACAGAGTACTCGTAAATCATCAAACGAATAAGATTCAAAATGGTATTTATAAGTGTACATCTGTAGGAGACGTAGAGAACAGTTTTGTTCTAACAAGATCAAACGATCTTAGCATCGGCGACGACTTCAGCAGTGTTTTTGTTGAAGTGTTAGAAGGTCAAAGTAACTCTGGAAATATTTTTTATGCATCGTCTGATCTAGAAAGCTCACTAGTTGGAACTAATAATATTACTTGGAGTTCTTTCAAGTCATCAGGTCTAGAAAAAGTAGAAGATGATTCAAGTCCAAGATTAAGTAACAATTTAGATCTTAATGCACACAATTTGGCTTCTTCAAGCACTGTAGAAATACTACCTGATGGCACATCAGTTGGCGAAGGTTTATCTCTGAATAAAAACCTATTAAAAATAAACTTTGTTAGTGCTAGTCAACCAGACTCTGTAATTCCAGAGTTAGTTTTTGGTGCTTCTAGCGACAAAGAAATTAAAATAAAATCACCAACAGCATCTGAATTTTTTACTGGCGGGAGTATTGCTAGCAATCAATTTACATTTACTTTTCGGCATGTCAATCTTACGCAAGCCGAAAAAGATAATTCGTTAGCTTATCTTGCGTCAGAAGGATTTGTCAATTCTGAAATAAACAGTCAAGGTTTTATAACATCAGCTGATTTGCCAGATGTCAGTAATTTTATATCAACAGCTGACGATGCAAATTTAAGTACATTAACACTTTCTACATCAGGTAGCGGGTTTTCTTTAACAGCTGGCAATAAAAGAATCGGTCTTGTTGCAACACCTAGTAATGGAACAGATGCAGCAAACAAAGACTACGTTGACGCTTTAGTTCAGGGTATTAACTCTATACTCGATACATGCTTAGTTGCAACTGTTTCAAATCTAAATTCAATTTATGCAAATCAACAATTAACATCTCAAGCTAACGGAGCTTTATCTAGCAATATACTTGACAATGTTGATATTAATTTAATTGTTGAAAGAGATGAAACAGACCCGCAAAATATTATTACTGGATCAAGAATTTTAGTTTCTAGCCAAGATAATGAAAGTCAAAACGGTATATATGAAGTAATAGACAAAGGAAACGCGTCCAGTCCTTGGATTTTAGAAAGAGCTGAAGATTTTAGAGAAAATTTCGAAGCAAGTGGTAGTTTTATTTACGTTGAAAAAGGTGACGTAAATAGCGGTAAAGGATTAGTTTGTACTTCTCCGTCAAATAACGATACAGTTGGCACTGATGATATTAAATTTACAATATTTTCAGGTGCAGGAGAAATTCAAGCTGGAAGTGGTCTTACTTTAAGCGGGAATACATTAAACGCAAACATAAAAGACGCTGGCGATGATCAGATTATTTTTATTGATAACGACAATAAATTTGATGCAAATATTACAAATATTATAACTAAGATTAATACAGCTGGTGGTGTTGAAGCTTCAAATGCAGCAAGTTTTACTTGGCCTAGTACTTCACTATCACCAATCGCTGCAGATGATCAAATAGTTATCAAAGATTTGTCTTCACAAAATGGTGATGTAAAGAATGCGTCTGTAAATAACTTAAAACAAACAATGCTCGCTTTTGATACATCAGATATTGACTTTACATATACAGCAAGCCCAGAAAACTGGACTGCGTCAATAGGAGATGAGAAAGTAACTAATGTTCACTTGAACCAGTCTGTTGTAACAGGATTGACTGAAGTTGATGAAACTCCTGGAGACAATGATTACTTTATGATCAAAAGTGACTCTCAGAATGGTTTGAGAAAAGTTTCTTACGAAAATTTAAAAAGTGGCATTTCAGCTACACCAGACTTTTCAAACTTGAGCCAAATCCCAGATGATGACATATCTGGCGACGATACTTTAATTATAAATAATTCCACAGATAACACAAGCTACAGTATTGAACTCAATAAAATAACACTTAATACAGTTGTATTGCCTCCAGAAATATCTGGAAATACTATTGAACTTTATTCTGGAAATAGATACGTTTACGTTGTGCCTCGCTTAGGTAATGATGTTTCTCAAGTAGTTAATTTTAACTTAAATGACACAGTTGAAGGAACTTCAGACATTGTACCAGAAGGAAGTTCAATTGAATTAGAAATATACCAAGGCAGATTTGACCAAGACAGTTACAGTCATTTTCACTATCAAAAACTTTTCAATATAAGCGGAATTGACATCCAGGGTAGTCAAAGTGTTTCTTTTAATTGGATTGATTTAGAATCATCAAACATTTTAAAGTTTACTAAGGCAGGAGGGTACTGGAGGTCTAGACAATACAAGAGAAGTGATTCTGTTCATTCTAATACTAGATTAATTAACTTTGTTGAGGGTGAGCTAAATGATCCTACTAAAATATTTGTTCAACCTTATTATTTTGTAGGTGACACTTCTAGTCAAATTACTTTAAATCTACCTGAAACTAGTTTTGCCTTAGCAAATGGAGTCAAGTACGGTAATAAATTAAGGTTGTATTTTACACACACTAATATGCAACAAATAACTATTACTAGTTCTGGTGACGAGATTATTAGAAGAGCTGATGGAAATTCTGGTTCAAGGGTTCCTCGTTTCGGTGGTGATAACTCGGAAAAAATAATAACTTTTGCAAATAGCGCAGAGACAGATATTCCGTACGTTGATATTGAATTAATTTCAGCAAACGATGCAGCAGGAAGTCAGTCTGAGGGATGGTTAGTATCTTCTCCTTATGATACTAGCGGCGCATCAGGTTTTGAGCCACCTACAGCCGAGCAGAACGAATTAATAAAGTGGAACGGGACAGCTTGGGTTGCAGGAAAAATTGGATCAATAAATATAGACAACGGATCTATTACTGGTGGTGTTGATAATAATGGTGCACCTACTTCTACAATCGCTGCAGAAACAATTGTAGGAGGTAACATAGCAGATGACACCATTACACACGACAAGCTTAAAAATGTTAACAATAAAAAAGTTTTAGGTAGCTTGTCAAATAGTGGTGACAACGAAAATCCAACGAATACAGTTACAGAAATAAATGTATTAGACGATACAACAAGCCCAGTTGCTGATGGTGGAAAACATACTAATTTAGCAACATGGACAGCTATTAAAGAATATGTCGATGATGTAGCAGGTCGCAGCACTTCTGCCAAAACAGTTATTGAATATAATGCATATTCGGCCGATCCGAATCCTGATCCATCAAGACCAAATACAATTGTCATTGGTGAAAGTGATGCTTTGGGAGACAGCACAATCCACATTGTCAACAATGTTCAAAGCGGTTTTGGAGCCGCAAGCGCTGAGCATTATAATACCGGTGCCTTTGGACAATCTTATTTGGCCAACGTCGCTCCTACTTTTATTTATTTTAACCCAGAAAATACTGTGGTTAATGAAATACGAGGTGATAAATTTCTAACATATCCAAATTTAGCAGTTCAATCAACAATAAATATTAAACTGCCAAGAATTGAAACTTGGATAGCAAATAGAGGATTTGATCCTTTGGTAATTACATATGAAGTAAAAAATGTAGCCAATGATATCAATCCATTAGCAAGTCTTACAGCCTCGCAGGCAAAAAACAAATTTGCTAGTTTTAGATTTATCCCAAGCGATCTCGACTTTGGTGCTTATTCTACATATGGCGGTAATGACAACACAGTAGATGCTCATGTAAGAGATAATCCTTACAATGAAGTTCCAGTTTACATGAATGGTGATATCGACGCAATTGTAAAGAATGGACAAACTTCATATAGTAATCTTACTTTTCTATATGAAGAAGCAAATGCTGCAATTATATCAGAAAAACAGGTTGGCGTGATAAAAACTTTAGAAATTTACCCAACAAGAGTTGGATCTCTACAACAATATATAGGTAGAAATATGAGTTATAAAACAACAGTAAATGCGCCTTATGTTTGGTCAATTAAAAGAGTTGGTTAGATTAGATTTTTAAATTAATTAGAGTTAAACGAAAGAAATAAAATGATAAAGATTAAAAACGATTTA